CGTACTAATGATGCATGGTGACTCCGTAGGCGGTGGTGGGGCATCAGCAACCATTCAGAGGGCTATAACTTCGTTGAGAGCAGTCTTGCAGTACAAGACACAAATAATAACTGACGATGGTTTCAGTGTCTCCCATAAATTTGATGATGTTTTGTTGGGTCATTTCCATCGGGTGGATGAGATAGATATTGGAACTGGTAGTTTGCATATCTGCGGAACCACAAAGGGTGGGGACGAGTTTGTGTTTAGTCGTCTACATGTTATAACTAAACCAAAACACATAGTTTTATACTATCACCCTACTTATGGTCAAGTGGGTAAAGAGATAATTTACTTAGATAGATTTGATTCTACTGAATCCGAGTTTGAATTGGAGATACCTGAAGTATGGCAGACATAGTATAATAAACTATGGATGAATTACAAGACCTTTTATACGGACTCGTGCAGAACTTAGTTATGGAGATTACTCAGGAGTTAGCTGAGACTTCAAACATACCTGTTTCTGAGGGTGGGGTTATGCCTGTAAAGACTGGAAGACTTCGTTCGTCCTTAATGATGACTCAGATTGGTGACGACACTGTAGACCTAACTTACAATACACCGTATGCTTCTCTAATACATGATGGGGGTGGAAAGTATAAAGCGCAGAGGTATTTAGCTATACCCCTAGAAGAAATTTTTTCCGATTTACCAAGGAGAATTGAGAAGTCATTTGATGCGTTAGGCTCAAAACTGGGCGGGGGTTTATCTGTAAAAATCGAACCTGCCACAATAATATAAGGAGATAGATTATGGATGTAGAAAAGGTTAGTGAGGAGCAAGAGTGGGTTTTAGCTCGTCATTCGAGGATGGTGGGTAAAGTTTTAGACCAAATTGAGTCCTCAGTACCCGAGGGTAACCAATGTGAGAAGATGAAAAAGCTGGTTCAAGTCCCCCTTTACGACTTTCGTAACGAGATACTTCGATATCTTGAAGGTAAGATAGATATAAATTCTTATAAAGACGCATAAATTTTACCACTTTCCAAAAATCTTAGTATAATAACATAGAACGTTTGTTCTAATACACCTAGTTAACTAGGTTATATTTGTTTATAGGGGTCGGCGGTGGCTTAGACCAACCTTTATGAAGTTTGGATACGGACTGGAATAAAATGGAGGTTACACCATGGCAGATGAACTGTATACTCGTCTTGAAAAGTACATGGAAGGAACGTCATTAGGTTTGACGGCCCTTGCTGAGGTACTTACAAAGATGGACTCTCGCCTTTTAAAGGCTGAAGAGGAAGATGAAGCAACTGTGTTTGCGAAAGAGCAAGATTATGCTCGAACGAGTTTAATTAAAGATGTGGCTTCTCAAGTCGTATCCATGTTAAAGTCAACCGATGACCTTGATGGTGTTGGCGAAAGAAAAGTTAAGAACAGTGGCGCGCTAAACCAAGATGGTAATGACTCATCTACTGCCGTTTCTCCGGAAACTAGTGCCCCCAACCAGCAAGCAACGCTTCAGGCTGAGGACGAACCCGAGGAAGAAGAAGAGCCAGAGGAAAAGATGGGTAAGTATCCGATGAAGGAACAGGAAGATGATGATGAAGAAGCTGTTGAAGAAGCAGCTGATGATGATGAAGACGAGGATGACGAAGCGATGGAAGAGGCAGTTTACAAGCAGATGAAGAAAGAAATTTCTAACCTGAAGAAGCAGATTGCCTCCAATAATGTAGACCTTACTAAGTCTGTCAAAGACGAAACCGATGCCACTCTCCGCAAGGCGGGTTGGAAAGAGGAACGTCGCTTGGTTGCACCTACGTTGAGCTTGGGTAGTGATGAGATAGAGATTGTTAAAGCTAACCCAACCGGTGGGGAGCTTGTCGATGAACTAGCTAACATGTCTTACTCAGAACTTAGAAAACTTCAATACTCTGTTGAACAGGGTGATGTAACAATTTAGTCTGAGACAATAGGAGGACAATTAAAAATGTCAGTTTCACTTGCAGAATATATTGCTCAGGCGAACCGTGGGGCAACCCAGTCGGTTCTAGGCTCTGAGTACTTGTCGAAGGCGTTTAGCGGGACACCGTTTACCGTCGATACCGACACAAACATATTTACGACCACCTTCGGTCGTAAGGTATGGCATGCACTGAATAACCAAACTAGGTTCTTCAATGCACTTCCCAGAAATGTCTGGGGTAATGTAGCTGGTTGGCGTGTACGTTCCGACCGAGGAAGCGAACGCTCCAATCCAATTACAGAGACGGGTTCACTCCCAACTGTGGACATCTCAGCGATTCAGACAGTATCTTCACTGCCTAGTATCGTTGGTACGACGTTCGCAGCCTCCGTCAAGGCGATGTTTACATCGCAGCTTGAGGGTGGTGTTGGTGATGTTCTCGCTCTTGAGAACGAAAACGCACAGCTAGACCACATCAAGGAAATGAACCTTGAACTTCTAGCTTCTTCAACGGCGGGCATTACGACCGCAACGAGCACCACGGAAGTTATCTTGACTAACGCAAATAACTTCAGGGTTGGTGACGCACTTGGTTTCTCAGATAATGGTACTCTTGAGAATGAGACAGGTACCACAATTACCGCTAAGACTGCGGCGAGGGTACTAACACTAGGCACAGCGTTGGACGCAAGCCCCGCAACTGCTGATGGTGTTTTCACGTACAGTCGAGCAGGGTTGACTTCAATTGACGACATTGTTTCAATTGATGAAACTAAATTCCTGTCTGCCACCGTAGATACGTATGCTAACGCTTACGACCTTACTGCTACTTTGGCAATTAATAGTGCCACCGTTGGTCGATCCGTAACGGCGAACCCGTGGAAAGCTGCGGCATCCGTACAGGGAAACAGCGGTACCGGACGAGACCTTTCGTTGAACCTTCTCGATACAGCTATCCAGAAGATTCGTACCAATGGTGGTGAGCCAAAACTTATCGTCATGGGACACGACCAGTACTTCAAGCTTGAGCGTTTGTTGAACTCTCAGCAGAGGTATCTTGGTCAGGAAGAGTACACGGTTGGTGTAGGTTCTGAAAAGACCTTCCCCGGCACTCGCACTGGTCTGATTCTTGCTACTTACATGGGCATTCCAATTCTTCCAGATGCGGACACCACGAAGTCAGCTAAGGTTGGTTCTACTGGTGGTACTCATGGTTCTAACGTTTACGTACTAGATACGGATTATCTTGAAGTTGCGGTAGCACAGCCTACCCAGTACATCGAGAACCGTGACTACTTTGCGGCTTCGTCGCTGGTAGTTCGTGGTTTGCTCTATACGATGGCTGAACTCAGGGCACACCGTTTCGACGTACAAGCAAAGATTCTCGACCTGAACGAGTAAATAGAGACTTACCTTGGTAATGTGGGGGGGCTTCGGCCCCCTCATGTTACGCTTTTTGGACTGAATCTTTTAGATTCCGGAGGATATATAATGGCACTTACAATTGCAACCAGTTCTGGGGGCGCAGAATTTCCAAAGGGAGTTCCGGGCAATCTTCAGTATCGAATAGTAGAAGTAACTTTTGATTCCAGTTATGTAACTGGTGGAGAGTCTTTCACAGCATCCGATCTCGGGTGGGATAAAATCGAATTTGTATCTATCGGTAACGTTGAAGATGCTTCAGGAACCGATTACGCATACAATGCGCTATATGACTACGCAAATTCAAAGATAAAGGTTTACAATGGTGATGCTAGTAACACATCAACTGACCTTTCTGCCACCATTGAAGTAGCTAACGCTGCGGACTTAAGTAATGTTACCACTCGGCTAATGGTTTATGGGCGTGGCTAAGTAATGCCTACCGAGTCTGTTGATCTAAAACTAGCAACTTACATGGAACGGTTAGATAGATATATTGAGACTCAAGCAGCCTTGAATGTGAACTTGGCGAGTAGTCTGGAAAAACTACATACAAATGTTGAGCATTTACAAGATTGGCGCAGCCGTGTATCCGGGGCTAGAACCGGGTTAATAGCGGTGGGGTTACTTATAACACATACCGTGGTCGTACTTGGTAGTTTAGTAGCTCTGGTAGGTTGGACAAACACCCGATAGGAGAATTTGGAATATGGTTAACACTTCGATAACGTATGATGAGTGGCCCTCTTGGGAGGTAGACCCTAGTACCAGAACGTCTACTCACCCGTACACAAAATATTACCCATTCAAGGTAACGTTATCTTCGACAAATACGGCGGAAGATTTGTTTGCGGTTGCCAGAGGAGATGCTGCTGTAAACTTGGTTACCAACCCTAGGGTTGAAGCTGCTGACATTACGCAATTCACAGCAACGGGGTCTGCTATTTCTAGAAGTACCTCCCAACAGGATACTGGAGCAGCATCACTATTAGTCAATCCTGACAACTCTGCTTCTGGTGAAGGTGTTTATACCGAAGTTTCAACTGGAGGCGGTAACGGTCAACAGCCTGTAGTTCTAACAGGTCAGGCAACTGTCCGAGGAGCGAGTGCTTCCGGGGCTGTTCAAATTATTGTTACTGATTCTAGTGACTCTACAGTAGCTACAGGCAATACCGTCACCCTGTCCACAGCATTCCAGCAATTGCAGGTGAAGTATGAGATACCTTCCCTAACTGCTTCTAATGCTCTCCGGGTAAAAATTGTTACAACCACTAATCATAATATTGATTTCTATGTAGACAAATTCCACAACGAACTCCGGAACGGCGGCGGGTACTCGACTTACACCGACGGATCACAAGGGCGTAACTTCTCATGGTTCGGAACTGCCGACGCTTCTATGTCTAGGAAGCGGGTGGATTCCGTTGTAATCCGAGGAATTCGGTTACATACATCACATGATATATGGTTGGCTTTTGATTGTACCGCATCATCTTCCACAGGTATCTGGGTAGGTGATCCAGCAGCGGCTACTCCTAGCTCAGGTTTCTTTGAAACTACGTTCCCGATAGACTTCAGGAAGAATGTAAGTTTCGTGAACGGAACTGGGTCTGAAACGCCTTTGGTTTACGGAGTTGTGTGGGGTATACACCAAGCCTAATGACTACCAACGTTGCGTATAAACAATGGTTAGCCGAGGGCGATGATTCCCTTGTCTTCCTTGATAAGGCGGATGGTGGTAAAGTTACAATGGATGACGTACAGGGAGGCTTAAAGGAGTACAAACGTTTATTCAAGGCTGGGTTAGCATCCCCGGCTGAACTACTTACTTTACATAGAGCCTACCCAGACATTTCAAAGTATGCCAACGTAGTCGAGATACTTGACTTAAACGGAGAGGCTGAACCTACCGTTATAGGAGGCCCAGCTTCAGTGGAGTTGGTGGACAGAGAGGGGCACTTGATTACCTCCGCCGCTTTGGAGGAGGCTTTCGAGCGGTACATGGATAACTTTAGAACCCGTAATGTAATGGTTATGCACTCTGACGTTCAGGTTGGACATGCGTTACCTGTATATGTTTCAAAGGGCGGGCAGATATTTAAGAGCGGGGTAGAAGGTGAGAACTTATTTTTCATATCAGAACTTAGAGATGATACAAAAATATCTAAGAAAGTTAAAGAGCAAATCACTTCCGGTAAGATGAGGTCATACTCTATTGCTGGCAGCGCAACTAAGACAAAAAATATTAGCAAGGGTGCGGATTCTTACATGCAGGTGGATGGCTTAGAGCTTGCAGAGATAACTATTTGTGAGAAAGGTGTGAACCAAGGGGCGCACTTTGAGATAATGAAAGCTGAACAACCAATTCCAACTGAACCGGATGATAATTTATTCGTAATCAGTAAGGAGGATATACCTTCGTTCACTGAAGTATTCTCTACATGGTTCAGTAAAGCGTCAAAGGAGGGCTATGTGCCTGAACTAAACGGTAAACAAATGGCTGTGCTTGAAAATGGGACAGCTAGACAGATTCAACACAGAGCTTTGCTGGACGAAATGGGATTCCCTATGTATGTTTATCCGGAGAATCTACGGCACCCTGTCGATTATGATGAACCCGGCAGACCTGTACCATCTAAGATAGTAAACCAAGCCGGTCAGGATTTGGGCGACGCTAACATAGAGGAGATGGTTAAGTCCGCAACGGATACATTCATTAATATTTTACGTAAGGATTCTACTTCTAGAACTACAACTACTTATGCTGGTAAGCTACCAGATTACGCAGTACCCAGTGATGTAAAATACAAGGTCGCAGTAGATAAGTCTCACCCGACTGAGAAAACAGAACCTACCACAGGTTTAATATCGGTCACACCGACTCAGAAAGCTTCTGACCCGACCGGATACCACGGGAGAAAATCAAAACTTGATCAGATTGCAGCGACAAAAAAACCAACTAGGTATTCCGGTACGGTAACAACAGAAACTACGGCTACCCCTGATGTCGCTTCACAAACTACCGGAGCTACCCCAACGACCCCTCCCGGTAATCCTTCCACAGATGTTAGTATCTCCACGAAGTCAAAAGCAATTGACAAAGGTTTGATAGGTGCGCTTGTTGGAGGTGCCAGAGCTGCCGGTGCTGCTGGCAAGACTGCCGTACGGGGTGCTGGTCGGGCAGCAAAGACGACTGGCAAGGTTGCTGGTGAGGTCGGTTTGGAGGTGCCCGGACTACTTACCAGTGAACCACACAATATGCCTAAACCGGTACAGAAAGTTGGACAGTATGCTGACGACCAAGGTAAGCTGGTTGGTCACGAGAGGGATTGGAAAGGTCGTCGCACAGACAGGGTAGTTCCCGAACCTACGGGAGGGCCTACCCCTGCGCCAAGTGACCCTTCATTCAAAAGTAAATTCGGTGAGGGAGCCACGATCACACCCGCAGCCCGCTCGCTCGACCAACGAATATCACATCGTTTTCCAGTTGAAAACGGTTTGATAGGAGACCTTGCGGGCGGTGCCGCTAAGGTTGCGGGTGCAGGTATAAAAACTGTAGGTGCTGCCGCACAGGGCGCAGCGGCTGGACTAACCGGCAGTAAACAGACTGTGGACTGGGCGGGCGAGAAGTCGATGGAGTTCTTTGACTTCGTGGACAAGATGAATGAGACCACCCCAGTCCATAAACCTAACATAAATCCGGTTGATATGAATGACTATACCGGTGATGAAGAGGAAGATAAGAAAACTGAGAAGGGATTCTTCGAGGAACGTCGGCAAAACCGGAGTCGTCCCCTTCAAACTTCTGTTGATGAGGACGACGAAGATGAATCCCTGAAAAAATCCACGGATATATTCAAACG